GCTGCTCAAGTCCTCCTCGACACCCCGATCAAAGGTGTCTGTATCTCCGCAGCCCAAATTCTCCTCGAAAAGCCACACAACTTCATCCGCGGATTCACCTACCGCACACCCGGCCAGACCGAAGAGTGGATCGAGGACGCAACCCTTCACATGCTCAACGCCGAGAACTACGCCAAGATCAACTACTGGCCAATGAACGACACAGCCTGCGATAAGTTCGGCGGCTGTAAGTTCCGTGGGATATGCTCCAAGGACCCAGAAGTTCGCGAGATATTCCTCCGGAACGACTTCCACAAGCTTGAGGTAGATGAACGATGGAATCCCTTGAGGTCGCGATGAAGTATCCAATCGGTAAGCCCAAAGATGGAATAGATGTTCTCTGGCGACTTGATGCCAAACGCTATTCCATTGTCATAGATGCAGACAGAGATCACTATGGTGTAACTGATCCACAACTAGAAATGTGGTGGTACAAGGTTCGAAAACGTACTCGCTGTGGCGCTTGGATAGATGACAAGTTCGTAAAACTAACTGCCACCAAAAAATGGGCTTGTGCCACAGAAGCTGATGCGATCGAATCATTCCGGCGGCGTAAGGAAGTTCAGATCAGCATTTATAAAAACCGACTGGCTGCGGCTAAGGCTGATCTGAAACTACTTGAAAAGGGTTTGTTCGAATGAACACAATCGCAATCGCTGCAACCATCGACAAGGTCGAAGAAAAGTTCACCTACACCGAATGGGAAAAAACAGATTTTGGTGTAACGAACAAGCGCAATTCCCTCGGATGGTATGTCCTATTCGTTGGGTCCTCCGAATCCATCCACCTCTTCGATACCGATCCGGGTTGGAAGCCGGGGGATAAAGTCACCATCACTTTCGAAAGGAAACCGACATGAAAGTCGTAGCCAAAACCGATAAAGGTTATCTAGTTCAGATATCCTACGAAGAACTCGGTGTCATCACTGGCTTCGGAAAATATCCCGCATACGGCAGCGACGAAAAGAAAGCCAAGTTCTGCAAGGCTGTGGGTATAAAAGACCCGCACTCTACCATCCCCACCGACACAGTTATCGAAGTCGTATCCGGTGTCGATTATATAGCGAGGATCAGAAACAAAGCCACAACAGTAAAGAAAACAGTAAATGAACTTCGCGAACTAGCTGACCTACTCGACAAGTCCATCCCCGACATTCTTATCCCACCAGCTGAGGAACCCAATGGCTAAGCTCTCTGACCACCAATCAAACGCCAATACCAAACTCCTCCTGATCGGCGATGCCAAGTCCGGCAAAACCGGCTCCCTCGTCTCCCTTGTCAAGGCAGGGTACAAGCTCCGCATCCTCGACCTTGACAACCTGCTCGATATCCTCAAGGGCATGATCGAAAAGGAATGCCCTGACAAGATCGACAACGTCGAATTCCGCACTCTCCGCGACAAATACAAATCCGGCCCGGCAGGTGCAATGATCGACGGCCGTCCGAAAGCGTGGATTGATGCTCTCAAAATGTGCGACAACTGGAAGTACACCGACGATGATGGAACTGAAATCGACCTTGGTCGACCCGCAAGTTGGGGACCTGATTGTATCCTCGTCATTGATTCGCTCAGTCGCCTGTGCGATGCGGCATATGACTATCACGAATCTATCATCCCCACAGGAAAAGGCGGTTCCATTGACGGTCGAGCAGTATATGGAAATGCGCAAGATGATGTTGAAAAGTTCCTCGCGCTCTTGACTTCTAAGGGTATGGGGACTAACATTATAGTAATCGCTCATGTACTATACCAAGAGCAACCGGACGGAACAACCAAGGGATTCCCTCAGGGCGTCGGACAGAAGCTCTCGCCGAAAATCCCTCAGTATTTCCCATCCGTCGTTCTCTACACACAACGGAACGGCAAGCGTACCATCCAGACCAACTCGACCCCGATGATGGACCTTGCCAATCCCAAGCCGTTTGCAATGGCCAAGGAATACCCAATCGAAACTGGCCTTGCAACATTCTTCGAGGTGCTTCGTGGCAAGCCTTCGGAGGAAATCAAGCCTGCCGCAACAACGAGGAAAGTACCCTGAACAACAACGCAACCTCTCTCCCACTTCCGCCCCAGTCCGGTATGAACCTTGAGCACATCCTCAATCTTCGTATCGGTTTGGATCAAATCAAACCCCCATCAAAGGATATCACCGAAGCCAAGAAACACCTCGATTCTATAATCCTCAACATCATCACCGGGCTCAAACCGATCCCTGCCAGCAAGGAAACCATGCAATGAACGATTCTCCCAACTTCGCATCCATCCTCGATGAAGCCCCGACCGAAATCGAACGTCCGAAACCGCTCCCTGTCGGCACATACGTCTGCGTTGTCCAAGGTCAGCCTTCGTACGACAAGTCTAACAAGAAAGGCACGCCGTTCGTGGAGTTCACTCTGCGCCCGGTCGCTGCGGAAGAAGACGTCGATGCTGATGACCTCGCTGCAATGGGTGGCTTCGACGGTAAGACCATAAAAGCTACCTTCTACCTGACTGAAGACGCAGTGTTCCGGCTCGACGAGTTTCATGAGCACTGTGGCATTGACATTAGTGAGCCTGCTTCGCGGAAGGTTCGCAACGATGCTGTCGTAAACGCTCAGGTTTGTGCAGTGATCAAGCACGAAATGTCGCAGGATGGGTCGCAGACATTTGCTCGTCTGTCCCGTACCGCGAAGGCGCAGGATTGATCTAACCGGGAGGGGTTAACAGCCCCTCCCAACCTTAGGGGGAAGAGATGAATCAAGATTTTGATAAGCTTGCCAACTATGGCGGAGACACTCCAGTGACATACACGACAGCCGATCTATTAACCGAACGCGGTAAGACCCACGGCGACTTCGATATACATGCGCATGTCACACAGGAAATAAAAGAGATAATCTACAAATCCAGCAAGCCCCAACACAATCATATGATGCTTGAATCCCTTGAAATGATCGCGCACAAGATCGGTCGTATTATGGCAGGCGACCCAGACTTCCGTGATCACTGGGATGACATCGCCGGCTATGCCAAACTCGTTGCGGACCGTTGCACCAAATGAAACCCATCATCCTCGTCGGCGAAGCTTATTCCGATTCCGACTTCCGATCCCAATCAGCCTTTTCTGGATCAACCGGCATCGAACTATTCCGCATGCTCAACGAGGCTGGCATCCTCACCGCCACCTCCCTCGACCGCGAACTCATCAACAAGTTCTACTCCACCCAAGATCCAACCATCCCCAAAACCATGTGGTCACTCCACCCCGAAGTCTATCTCACCAACGTCTTCAACATCAAAGCCCCCTCCAACGACATGGAGTTCTTTTGTGGACCCAAAGCAACCGGCATCCCCGGATATCCACCACTCCTCAAATCCAAATACGTCCGCGCCGAATTCGAACCAGAACTCGACCGGCTGTGCGCTGAGATTCTCGATCGTGATCCTAATCTGGTTATATGCCTTGGGAATACTGCTCTTTGGGCTTTGGCCGGGCGCACGGGGATCATGAAGATTCGCGGCACAACCCTCTACTCCACACACACAGTCGCAGACTTCAAACTCCTACCCACCTACCACCCATCCGCAGTGAACCGCCAGTGGGAAAATCGACCGACGGTAATCGCTGATTTTATGAAAGCTAAAAGGGAGGCTAAGCATGGACAGATCATCAGACCAGAACGAGAGATATGGATTGAGCCCAGTCTCAGCGACATACTCCAGTTTGAATCCGAACACATACGAGGCTGCGACCTACTATCTGTTGACATTGAGACGAGCGGATCACGCATTACGTGTATTGGATTCGCTCCTTCCCCACGAATTGCAATCGTTATTCCTTTCGATGACGCCAGAGCAAAGAACGGAAATTATTGGGAGACTAAAGAGGATGAGCGTGAATGCTGGCGCATTGTGCGAAGAATTCTCAATGATCCGAGTACCCCTAAACTCTTTCAAAATGGAATGTTCGACATTGCCTTCCTCTGGCGAGCCTACGGAATCAAAACCATGAATGCAGCGGAGGATACGATGTTGTTGCAGCATGCCATACAACCGGAAGCATTGAAGGGTCTAGGGTATCTGGGCTCGATTTATTCGGATGAAGGTAGCTGGAAGCATATGAGGAAGAAAGACGAAACGATCAAGAGGGACGCATGACATGCAGGGTCAATACATCTACTACAAACAATCAGGAAAGTTCTATACTTCACACTCGGGAGAAATCCCCGATGAGCTTTTCCAGCCATACTATGAAGGTTCTGAGATCAGCCGGGTTAAACTTGCTGAACGATTCAATGGGAAGTTTCCCGGACTGAATACCACTGCCGATAACTTCTTCGTGGCCATAATCCCAGATGATGGTGATCATAATGGCTGGCCTCTATTGTGGCATCCTGTGTCATGAAGATAATTAAAACCCACGAAATGGACCCAGACCAACTGACCGAATTCGAACGGGACTGCGTCTACAACGGCCTCGACTGCTGCGTGACCCGTGACGTATTCGACGGCCTCCATCCACAACTCGACAACCACACAGGCGGGACCTATGCCTTCTCCAAGTCCCTCCAAGCCCCGACCTTAGAAATGCGATGCAGAGGAGTGCTGGTAGATGACCAACGAAAAGCCGAAGTCATCGATGAATACTTCGAAATCATGGAAAGAGTTGAACGACAGCTCAACCGAATTGTATTTGAAGGCGTTGGTCTGGAATCGTTCAACTGGCGAAGCCACAGTGACCTACGAAAATTGTTTTATGACACGCTCGGAATTCCCCCTATTCGTAAGCAAGGTCGCCCAACAACAGACCGTGGTGCTAGAGAAAAACTCGCTGTCTACCCAGTCGCCCAACAACTCGTCTCCCACATCAACATCCTCACCACCCTCGGAGACAAAATCTCCGTCCTTCGAACAGCGATTGATCCAGATGGACGCATTCGGAGCAGCTATAATATTGCGGGCACTTCAACTGGTAGATTCTCATCCTCAGCTTCTGAGTTTGGAACAGGAGGCAATCTCCAAAATGTTGAAGAATCTCTCCGAAGCATTTACATCTCCGACCCCGGAATGAAATTCGCAAAGTGTGATGCCAAATCCGGCGAGTCCTTCTGCGTCGGAGCAATCGAATGGAACTTATTCAATGACGGACGCTTCCTCGACGCCTGTGAATCTGGTGACCCTCACACAGCAGTTGCTCGAATTTGTTGGCCAAACCTTCCGTGGACCGGGGACCTTAAACGAGATAAGGATATCGCTGAAAGACCATACTATCGTCATTACACCTACCGCTTCATGTGCAAAAAACTCGGCCATGGAAGCAACTACGGAGGTAAGCCTGAAACCCTCGCCGAGCAATCCAAGCTCGACATCTCCGTTGTCCGCGATTTCCAGCCTAAATACTTTTCAGCTTTCCCTGCTCACCAAAAATGGCAGAAGCATGTCGATGAAACTCTTCGCCGACAGGGATACCTTATCAGCCTTCTTGGTCGCAAACGCTGGTTCTTTGGTAGACGTAACGATCCGAGCACCCTCCGGGAAGCCATTGCCTACGACCCGCAATCAAGTCTGGCTGAACTCGTAAACCAAGCCATGCTCAACATCTGGCGGCAGGACATCGCTGCCATCATGATGCACGATCACGACGCCCTTACATTCATGTACCCAGAAAAAGACGAAGATATCATCATCCCACAGATCATGGCAAATCTCTCGATCCCCGTTGAACTTAACGGTGGTCGGATAATGCGAATCCCATACGACTGTAAGGTAGGCTGGAATAAGGGCGACTACGATTATGGCAACCCCGACAAAAACCCGAACGGCCTCAAAGATTACACCGGGCCAGACAAGCGGACCCGCCAAGCGCAAGTTGGAATCTTGGATCGAGTCGTTCGTAAAGGAAACTAAAAACCTCCACGCTCCGGAAATCTTCCGGAGATGGGCTGCGATCACTGCAATCTCTGCGGTGTTGGAACAGAAGGTCTGGGTCACCACCTCCCGGCCACTATTCCCAAACATCTTCGCATTCCTCGTCGGTCATCCGGGTGTGGGTAAATCTCGCACCATGTCCGAGGTCCGACACATCGTTCAGAAAATCCCAGACTTCCATCTCGCCCCGATCTCTATGACCTTCGCCTCCCTCGTCGATACCCTTCTAGTCTCCAAACGCAACATCATCCGACCGAACGAAGACCAACTCGAATACAACTCCATGTACATCTGTGCGGACGAACTCGGTGCATTCATCCACAAATACGACAACGAGATGATCGACGGACTTTCAGCCTTCTACGACCCTGCCCCATACCAACAAGTCCGCCGCACCTCAGACCTTAAGATCAAAATCGCAAGCCCTCAACTCAACATCCTCTGCGGCACTACACCCCAGAACCTCACAGACCTAATGCCAGAAAAAGCATGGGGTCAAGGTTTCACCTCCCGCCTAATCATGGTATTCTCCGACGAAAGGATAATCGGTGATGACTTCGCACCAGAAGACGCCCGCGATACCACAGACCTTGAACACGACATTGCTCTCATCAACGGCCTTGTCGGGCAGTTTGAGGTTACTAGCGAATATCGAGAGGCTGTCAATAATTGGCGCGCCCTCGGAGAACCACCCGTACCCGCTCACCCCAAACTTATTCACTATGTCACTCGTCGCCGCACGCATCTCTACAAACTCTCAATGGTATCAGCAATTGATCGTTCCAATGCTCTCATTCTTACACGAGCCGATTTCAACCGTGCTATGGGATGGCTCCTCGAAGCCGAGGGAACAATGGGAGAAATCTTCAAAGCAGGTGCAACTAACGCTGATGCTCAGGCCATGGAGGAGATTGTCCACTTTATTAAAATTAATGATAAGGGACAGGGAGTCAGCGAACAAAAAATCACCCGATTCGCGGCGGATCGAATTCCAATACAAAGCATTCTTCGCACAGTAGAGATCCTCGAGAAGTCCGGGCAGATTGAACTTCGTGGGATTGACCGCGCTACGAAGTTTAGATGGTTCTCAGCGGCACCGCAGATATGAAAAAGCCCCGGAGCCACAAAGCCCCGGGGCAAGTCACTTTGCGTAGAACTGCGTGCGCAGTATTCGCCCAACGGGTGTTAAGCGAATTCTAAGGCTTCCACTTAGGTGGGAAGTTAGCCCATAACCAAGCACCGAATGCCAGCAGCGTTGACCAAGCCGCAGCAATCATTCCGAGAATTGTATTGACCTTATCCCTAGATTTCTCTAAGGATGCAATCCGATTATCATGGCCATCAATGCGACCTGCGTCAGAAGTAAGCCGCTCATGTATATTAACTTGCCTTTCTTCCATATGTACCATAGTAATCCGTGCGTGGTGTATTGCCTCTGTTTGCTCATCTTGTTTCTTCTCGATGGCTTCCAGCTTGTTGTAAAGCTGGGCGAAAAGTCCCGTTGCAGGCACGTTTGTCAGGTCATTCATTTCCCCACACCCTGTTGACAGCGATCTTTCCATTTGGCAAATTCTCTCGCAGCTTGTATCTGCGTTTCTTTTGTATCCTGTCGCGACGGCCTGACTGGTTTTGCTATTTGGCAGTATGTATCCAGTGGTGCCTTAGGAGCATCCGCAGGTTGACACACCATTAAGATAATCCCAAAGCACCACTGCATATCAGTCTCTCCTAAAGAGTTCCGGGTCGAACTCACCTTGTCTTGCATTTTCCTCAGCGAGTTCGCCCGCTCGGATTGCTTTTGTGATTGACTCGTTTGCCTTTTGCATCGCGTCCGAGACAGCTTTTAGCTCTCCCTGTTTGAACACTTGCGCATCATGCAAAGTCGCCGTCAACCACTGAGCTAGCCTAACTAGGCCAAGGGCGAGGTTCAGCCATGTCATACAGGAACCTTGCGGGTATTCCACGAGGTCCAGATGGTGTAGCCGGTGGTAGCGAGAGCCATGACAGCGCCCGATACTGCCGTCCATTCACCTTCGGAAATCTTCCCGGTCGCAGCGAGATAAACCCCGAGCATCTGCAAGGCGGTTCGCAGCAGTCGTGCTACAACTTCACTGTTCATGCTACTTCTCCTTTTGGTGCTCCGGCTTTGAACTGGAGCATTTCACTGGCCCTACGACCAATGATCTCTTTCGGCTTGTTCCACATGAGGAAAGCCTTGGCTGCGCCTTCGCGATCGCCTGCGTTTAGTTTACGAACAACAGTGGATCGCTTGAATCCACCCTGCCCAATGTTAAAGCACAACGAAACCAGCGCATCGAATTCTTGTTGGGTGATCGTGATTTTCACCGCGTCATTCACAGCATTCTCATACTGTACGATATCGCGCGAGAATATCTCGTCACATTCTTCTTCGGTGATTCGTAGTGTGGATGTGACCTTCGGGGCACCTGCTGCGGATGTATGGCCGACACCGATCGTCCACACACCAACACTATCCTTGTACGCCTTCAACCGAACTCCCTCGCGTGTTTGCAAAAGCTTACGTCCGTGTTTCGACATTCGCATGCTACACTCCTATTTCTTCAATCGGGCTTCACCGGTCTGGAACCCTCGGACATATTCAATGATATTCCTCGGCCGCTGTCTCCCTGCGTTGACGTCATAGGTGAACTGTGAAGTTTTACCAATCTGACCTAAAGGCAAGCCTGTAGAAAGACCAACGAGATTGGCTGCGTGAGTGATCGGCTTCTCCACTTTCTTACCTTGGTAGGCTTTCTTAGCGTCTTTGATGGCAGAGTCGGAAGCTGTGATTAGGCTAGCGAATGGGACGCGTGGATTAAAGCCTTCACCGAAGTAAGCTGCCGCAGCGTTACCAACCGGGATCATCTGGAACGGTGCCATTACGATCGACTTCGCTACGATCTTAAACCACGAATCACCTTCTTTTGACTGGTTAAAGAGCAATGCTCCGAGTGCGATGTTTACACCGTAGGTCCCTGCGAATGCCTCAAGCGCCCGGGCATATTCCCCACGCTTAATCTGTCCCGGTATCTGTCGCTGCCAGTTATACTGCATATTGAAGTATCCCTGAAACACCGTGAGCATCTTCATTGCTTCGGAGTTCGGGTTCATCATAGCGGATGAGTCAGCGATTGAAGCAGTACCATGCTGCTGGCGCACGTAAGAATCCGCAACAGTAATCGCCTGTTCCTTCGTCATCCCCTTCGCCATGGCCCGCTGGTATTCATTCCAGAAAGTCGCTGCACGGAACTGTTGCGACATTTTCACTGGGATCGCATAGCCCCATTCAACAGCCTTCCTCCGGACCTGATCAAACCCTGAGTTGTTCACCACCTTCGCCATCGCATCGGAGTAATCACGATCGAGATTGTAAACAAGATGCTTCACCTCTTTGGAATTCTCCATCACGAACTTCATGTTGTTCTTGTAGTCCGCGGTGAAGCGAGCCCATGTGACAGGATTCGGCACGCCCATATCCGGCGAGAGGATGACCTTATAGTTGAACGGCAGGGTATGGCCCACAAGGTTCACACGCATCCGGCGAAGGAAGCTGTTGATTGCTGAGGCTGCCCGGTCGTCCATGGAATACTGATAGGAAATCCGCTTGAGCCACGGCTCCATCTGCGCATCGTATTCCACACCGTAGTGCTTCTTGATCGCTGCTTTGATATCCTTGTCGAATAGGATTTTCGCCGCCTGCCCAACTGCCTCGCGATAGGCGATATCATGCATGGTCTGCTGCATTGTCCCGGCTGCCTGTTCCAACGACCGGGAGATATCAACAAAGTCCACATACCCTGTGCGATCCTTAAGGTGCGATTTCGCTGTGGCCGCACGGAAATATTTCTCATCCATGAGCGTAGACCCGGATGCACGATCCTTAATCGCATCCATATTCGATCCGAGTTTGTCGTACTTGACCGGCCAATACCCACCTTCAAGTTCACCAAACTTAGTCTGAACCTTTTCACCTTGGATCAACTTCGGTGCGATCCCGGTGGTATTCCGAGCCACACGGTCCATCTCCGGTTGCCACTTTTTAAATGGCTCCCACATGTGCTTGACGAAGTCCCAATCTTCCTTGGTCGCATGTTTGTCGATCATCTGCTTGATCGCAGCTTCCATCAGACCGAGTTCTTCCTTTGAGGCCCTTCGTCCGTGTCGAACAAAGAAAGCACCACCAGCGAACTTCTCAATATTCGACCGCGAGCCCCAATTCAGCATCACCTGAATCAGGTTCTCCCTTGTCATATCATACATGGTCCCATTATGCGGGTCCCATATGACATTGTTCTCGATAGTGTCATCCAGCGACTTGCGCCATTTCCGGCCGAACTGCTTCTCGATTCCTTTGAAATACTTCGCAAGGTCCTCAGCCATGGTGTTAAACTTAGACTTCGATGTTTCCATCTGATGCATGACGCCAGACCACAACGGGCCCAGGTCCTGCCTCAAATCCAAGTCCTTGATGACTTCCTCGGTACGCGTCAGCCAGCCATCGTATTGATACATCCAACGGCCTTTGCCTTCCTTCTGCTCGGCGCGTGTCCGGGGAGGAAGCTGTTGGATATTGGCGATGACTTCGGCCTTATAGTCACGGAAGTCCCTAGCCGCACCATCAAGCTCTACCCGATGTTGCTTGCGCCCGATCCAATTCAGCGACTTGATCGCATCGTGGAATTCATTGAATTCAGCAGCAGTCATCTGATCAAGTGGCTTGGCACCTTCCTTAATCAATGCCTCGCTGACGATCGGCTCATACCCATCCCGGTACACGCGATCGACAAACTTCTCCATTGATCCTTCGCCATGGAATTCGATACCACGTGCGATCTGTTCCGGAGAAAGCCTTGTCTTGAACCCGGCCTCTTGCAACAACCCCTGCACATACGGGATAAATTCCGGAGCCGGGCCTTTGGTTTCCCGCGCAAGATATGGCTTAGCGATCTTATCCAAATCAACCTTTGCCTTTTCCAGATCAATCGCCATCCGGGTAATCAGCGAAGTGAGGTATTTCTTCTGTAGGCTCACCAACGCGCCAGCCTGATCACCGTTGATAAGGGCTCGTTCTGCATCACGGCCATGCTTACCAACATTCGCCATAAGCTTGTCCGAACGAATGTCTGAGACCTTCATCCCGGAGAACAACCGTTCGGCCTCGGCCCTAGCCACGTCCTTGTCGATAACCTTAATCCCAGCTTGCATAGCCGCAGCTTGCAACTCCTCCGCGATCAGGTTTAGGTTCGTCTCCGAGAACGCCCGATCCGCAGCAGCGGTCATGATATTGTCATCAAGATTTCCGTGGCGTTGTTGCATCAGCCGAGCTGCTTCGGTATTTACCTGCTCCTTAAGGAAATCCTGCGAGGACTTTGTCCCGCGCTCCTTGTTATAAGCAACCAACGCCTCAACCAGAGCATCCTTATTTGGGAACCCGAACAGTTGTGCAGTGGCATCCGCAGGGAGCCCTGAGTGAGAAACGTATTGCTTCGGCAATGCAGCCGTTTGCTCAGGAGTCAGGTCATCAACATTCAGACTATACCGCTGGCGAATCTTCGTTCCATTCAACTCCACGGAGCCGAAGAATAGATCAGCTGC